TGGTTACTCCTCGCCTAAACAACGGGGCTACGAGCTGAAGAACAAGTTCGCAGGAGAGATCGAGCAACGCCAGAAGCGCATGTTGCAGGATTGCGTGCCCGGAGCTATCGCGCAGCTACAGCAGCTGGCGCAGAGCGCAGAGAGCGAATCAGTGCGGCTTGGGGCTGTTAAAGACGTGCTGGACAGGGCAGGTCTGAAACCAACTGAGAAGATTCAACAGGAGATATCCCACGTAGAGCAAGCCTCCACCAATGAGCTACAGAGGGAGCTAGAGGCTCTTATGGGTACATCCACTCCTACCGTGGTACCTGATTTGGTGAACTGATGCCCATCAAAAGATGCACGCTACCGTCTGGAAAGAAAGGATACAAATGGGGGACAAAGGGAAAATGCTATGCAAGTAGAGTCAGTGCTGAGCGTCAAGCCGCAGCCATTGGCCACGCGAAGCGAGTTAGAAAAAGCGGTAGAGGTCGCTAGAGAGTTACGTCAACGAGAGCGGTTTAACAGGATTGACTTTTATGACCCCTACCCGTACCAGAGAAGGTTTCACGATACAGGTGTAGATGCCAACCAGCGATTGCTGATGGCAGCCAATAGAATAGGAAAATCCTACTGCGGCGCAGCAGAGATGTCCTACCATGTTACTGGGTTATATCCCGACTGGTGGAATGGGCGTAGATACAGACAGCCTATTGTTGCGTGGGCAGGGGGTGTTTCCAATGAAACTACGCGTGATATCGTGCAACATGAATTATTGGGTTCCCCAGATGACCTGGACGCGTTTGGTTCCGGTGCGATACCGAAAAATCTAATAACAAAAACCGAACGTAAACCCGGTGTCCCTAACGCCAAATCGGTCGCCTTAATCAGGCACGTTAGCGGTGGGAACTCTTCTTTATTCTTCAAAAGCTACGAGTCCGGTGCAGAGAAATGGCAGGGCCGCAGCGTTGATTGCGTGTGGCTGGATGAGGAGCCGGGAAGAGACATATACAGCCAAGCTGTGACTAGAACGCTGGATCGTCGCGGCATGGTCTACATGACGTTTACCCCGGAGCGGGGAATGACCGAAACTGTAGCCTCGTTTATCAACAGCATAAAGCCCGGTCAGGCACTGGTTAACGCCACCTGGGATGATGCCTCACAGGCAGTGATGTCTATGCATGGGCAGCGCGGTCATCTACATGAATCTATCATGGAGCAGATCCTGAGCAGCTACAGCCCGCATGAGCGGGAGATGCGGCGCTACGGACGCCCATCGATCGGCAGTGGTCTGGTTTTCCCCGTAATGGAGGAGAAGCTGATTATTGACCCCATCGAGCTAAAGGATCACTGGCCCCGTATCTGCGGAATTGACTTTGGGTTTGATCACCCAACAGCGTGCGTGTGGATTGCACACGACACAGAAGATGATGTGGTGTACGTGTACGACTGTTATAGGCAGGCAAAAGCGTCACCAGCGGTTCATTCCGCTATTATTAAAACACGACCGGCCTACATACCCATATCATGGCCACATGACGGCAACCGCCGTGACAGCATGGGAAACCCTGGGTTGGCCGAACAATACAGGCAGCACGGGTGTAACTTTCTGCCTTTTCATTTTGAAAACCCACCCGCGTTGGGTGAGAAGAAAGGCGGCAACTCTATTGAGGAGGGCATCATGGCGCTCCTGCAACGAATGGAATCAGACAGGTTTAAGGTGTTTGCAACGCTGGGAGATTGGTGGGAAGAATTCAGGATGTATCACCGCAAAGAAGGAAAGGTGGTGCCCATCCGTGATGACCTGATGGCAGCTACACGTTATGCCGCCATGTCGTTGCGGTTTGCTATGTCTGGATCGGATCCAGCGTGGACCAAGGATGTGGAATATAGAAATTATGGAATCATTTAATGGCTGAAAAACTAACTGAAGAAGAACTGGTAACAAGGATACGGGGAGAAATCACCGAGTCCCTTGGGTATATGGGTGACACCATATCTCAGCAGCGGGAACAGGCTATGTCGTACTACTATGGCCAGCCCTTTGGAAACGAGGTGGAGGGTCGCAGCCAGTTCGTAGACTCCACGGTGCAAGATACAATTGAATGGATCAAGCCGTCGCTTATGCGAGTGTTTGCATCAGGGGACCAAATGGTTAAGTTCAGTCCTCACGGTCCAGAAGACGTAAAGATGGCTGAACAGGCTACAGATTACGTTAATTACGTTTTTACAAAAGACAATCCGGGCTGGGAGATCTTGTATTCGTGGTTCACGGATGCGCTCCTATCAAAGAACGGTATTGTCAAGGTGTGGTGGGACGAGTACGAGGAATGGAACAGAGAGGAGTATCGCGGCCTTAACGAGATGGAGTTTGAGGCGCTACTGTCTGACCCCAGCGTAGAGGTTCTGGAACACACAGAGTATGAGGATGTGGAGTACGCTGCCGAGCAGGTCGAGCAAACAGCTCCAATGCAGCAGCAGCAGCAGCAGCCCCCACCCGAAATAATGCCACAGGGCGCCCCCGGTGCCCCGCCACCGCCTCCTATGGGTATGGAGCAGCAGATGGCTGCCCCACCTCCAGTGGAGATGGTGCAGGAGCAGGCTGTTGTCAACATGTTGCATGATGTTGTCATTCAACGACAGGATTACGGTGGCAAAGTAAAGATAGAGAATGTTCCCCCATCTGAGTTTCTAATCGCACGAGAATCTAAAACCATACAGGACGCTAGATTTGTTTGTCACCGGGTGATGAAAACCCTGTCCGAGCTACGCGAGATGTACCCAGACAAAAACTTGGAGGTCGAGGATCTCACGGGTGGCGACCAGAATATGGCCGATTTCTCTGCCGAGCGTCTTGAGCGGTATTCGTTTGATAAGTCCGCCAAGTACTGGGAGGGATGGGGAGATGACACGTACGGTGAGGATGGGCTACGCACCTATTGGTTGCATGAGAGCTTTCTACGTACAGATTACGATGGTGATGGCATCACAGAGCTGCGTAAAGTATGCACCGTTGGTGACAACGTATTACAGAATGATGAGATAGACTCGATCCCGTTTGTGTCTATCACCCCAATAAAGATTCCCCACAAGTTCTTTGGCTTGTCCATAGCGGATCTGGTGATGGATTTGCAGTTGATGAAATCCACCCTGATGCGAAACCTCATGGACAATATGTACAACCAGAACTTTGGGAGATTTGCGGTTCTAGAGGGGCAGGCAAACCTAGACGACCTGCTGACCCAACGGCCAGGAGGTATTGTTCGGGTCAAATCCCCCAATGCCATAACGCCCCTCGCTACCCCGCCCTTGCAACCCTACTCGTTTCAGATGCTTGAATATCTGGATGGCGTGAGGGAGTCCAGAGCTGGGGTCAGCCGCATGTCTCAAGGGATGAATGAGAACGCCCTGACCAGCCACACAACAGCCACTGCGGTTAACGCGGTGATGTCTGCGGCTCAGAGCAGGGTTGAGCTAGTGGCTCGTAACTTTGCTGAAACGGGCGTCAAAGATTTAATGATAAGGATATATGAGCTATTACATAAAAACCAAGACAAGAAAAGAGTTGTTATGTTGCGTAATGAATGGGTTCCGGTACGCCCTGATGTATGGCGGGATAAGTATGATTGCACTGTGTCTGTGGCTTTAGGCACTGGCAACAAGGACCAGCAGATGATGCACCTCAGTCAGATGATACAGTTTGCCAGCGAAGCAATGAAAGGCGGATTGCCCATCGTCAACGCGCAGAATATGTACAATCTGGGTGCCACCCTGGTGAAAGCAATGGGGTTCCAGAATGTAGACGATTACCTGACCAACCCCGCTATGGCACCCCAGGAGCAACCTAAAGGACCAACGCCCGAACAACAGATAGCGCAGCAGGAGCTGCAACTGAAACAGAAAGAGCTGGAGATTAAAGCGGCAGATGTACAGATTAAAGCCCAGAAGATCCAGCAGGAAGCACAGAAAAACGCAGTTGACGCGCAGCTTAAAGTGGAAGAACTAAAGCTGGAGCGTGAACAAAAACGAGCCGTAGCTATTGGGAGCACCTAATGGCTGAAAAAAAGAGATTAACTAAAGAAGAGCTTGAGGCTCTTAGATTTCAGTATAACCCCGATACTAAAAATCCGTATAGTGAGGGGGGTATGTCAGGTTATATTACTGGTTGGGATGATACTATTCAAAATATGGCTCTTGGGTGGTTATCAAACCCAGAAATCCGACAAGACATGGGTAATAAAGGCGAGTTTCAGTCCGCAATGAAAGCATTATTGGGTTATGGTTTTTCTGAGAATATTGGAAACTACGCCAGTGGATTGGGAAAATACGGTGAATTCGATTATTCCCAAATGGGTAATTTTATGAATCCATCGACACTCTTATCTGGTTTTAGACAGCATATGAATGAAGATCAGTTTAATGAGTTTGCATCCAGATATTATGGGCCATTAAAAAAGAAATATCGAAGACTTATGAATCTGGGGTATAAACGTGGAAAGGATGTTGATTACGATATGGGCACCGCACCGTCTCTCTTAAAAAGGACTGGGGGTTGGCTCGAAGGACATTTAGGAATGTGGTAAAAACATGACACCAGAGGAAAAGATACGAAGAGCTAAATCTCTAATAGATGACCCGCTCTTAAATGAAGCATTCGAAGTACTGAAGGAAGATTTAATGAACCGCTGGGAACACAGCGGCTCGACAGAGTTGGAAGCCAGGGAATCAATCTGGCTTGCGATGCGATTGCTCGAAAGGATTCACGGACATATAAACTCCATAATAGAAACTGGACACATGGCCGAGATGCTGGAGAAGCAACACCCATTTATCTGATAAGAGGAACATGACATGGCGGATACGCAGCAGAAAGCCCCGCAGCAGCAACCGGCTGGATTACAGCCAATACCAGCGTTAGGTGGAAGTGTCACCGAAGCGCAAGAAGCACTTCTAAGTTTACTGGACCCTGTAGAGGAAAAGCCGGAAACTGAGGAGGCACAACCTACCGAAGAAGAAGAGTCTATTGAGGAAACTCAAGACGAATCATTGGAAGAGGAGCAGCCCGATGAGGAAGAAGAAGAGGGCGAAGAGCCTGATGAGGATGAGGAAACCGACGAGGTTGAGGAAACTGAAGAGTCCGATGAGGTCACACTTTATACTGTAAAGGTAAACGGTGAGGACACAGAGGTATCTGAAGATGAGTTGATTCGCGGTTATTCCCGCCACTCAGACTACACCAAAAAGACGCAAGAGTTAGCAGAGGATCGAAGAAATGCTGAGGCCGCTCAGGCTCAGTATCAAGCTGAAATATCCGCGCTGCAACAGGAGCGTCAGCAATACGCAGAAGCATTATCACAAGTGATTCAAAGTTCCATGGCTGGTTTGGATCAGTACAGTAATATAGATTGGGAAACCCTCAAGACTGATGACCCCATAGAGTATATTACCAAACGCGACGAGTATAGAGAAATACAGGAGCGTGTACGCCAAAACCAGTACCAAGCCCAGCAGGTTCAGCAGCAGCAAGAGTCTGAAATGCAAGAGGTTAAAAAGCGTGTGTTGAAGGAGGAGCATGGAAAACTGGTGGCGGCTGTTCCCGAATGGGGAGAGCCGGTGAGCCAGAAGAAACTTGCTACAGACCTGAGAGCATATGCTATTAACCAAGGGTACTCAACAGAGGAGATAGGCGGTCTTGTTGATCACAGATCCCTCATTGTTCTTATGAAAGCGCAGAAGTATGATGCGTTACAAAAGGCTGATGTTAAGTCTAAAAAGGTAAAGAACAAGCCAAAGGTTGTGAGAGCCGGTACCGGAGAAAAGAAATCACAAGAAGTAAAATCTCAGCGTAAAGCCCAAATGAAGCGTCTTCAGGGGTCGGGGCATCTAGATGATGCATCTGCACTCCTAGAGGATTTTATAGACATTTAACTAAGGAGGAAATGCTATGGCAGTTCCCGCACAGACTAGGC